TGTAGATGAGAATGTGCGCGGAGCAAGATCTCGTCACATTAGTGCAATTTTCCTAGAATCCAATGGTGAACGTTTCCGTTTCCCACATAATTATCTTCCCGGTGCAAGAGCTATGGCTCAACATATGGCTCACGGCGGAGTATTCAGTGATAAGGTTGGAGAATATATTTCAGAAAGCACAGGTAATCTTTTAAAGCTTCAATCATTCAACCGTTATGTTACAACAAACAAATTAATTAACGAAGATAGTTCTGGTATTGTTGAAACTGTAAAAGAAAACATTGAAACACTGCGTACAGAACTTAAAAAGTTAACTGGCGTAAAAACTTATGAAACAGTCAAAGCTCGTTTAGAAACTTTTGAACGTGAAGCACTTGCGGAGGATGACACAAGTCAACTTAAAGAACTTTTCACCATTCGTCGCTTTGATGAGAAGTTCGAGGGCGTGCTTCCTATTATTAAACAGCTTGTTCAAGAGAAAGATACCTATCACAAGAGGATTGAAGAAGCTGCCGCAAATATCGTCTTAGTTCGCCGTGAATCAATAAATACTACTCCGATGTTCGAATTCGCAAGTGAGAATGCTCGCTTAGGATTCAAGATTAATGAATTTGCATTGCGTATTATGGAAAATGAAGAGCTTGCAGGATTTGTTAATAAGATTGGAAACAAAATTTGTAAGGAAGGTACTGTAAACGATTTCGAACGTGCAGTATTAACACAAGTTTTTGAGAATACAAAGGTAGAAGAAAAATCTTCTATTGTGAATAAAGAAATCAAGGAAGCTGCGGACCTGTCAGTCTTTTTTGATAAATATATACCGAACTTCTTATAAGAAGTTCTTGACAAACACACAAGGTTTTCGTACACTAGCTGCTTACGAAGACCTTAGCAGGCAGATGCGAAAGGGACTAACGTGACCCGAGTAGATCGACAGCTCGAATAAAAGCGTTCAATATTAAACTAAAGCAGGAATTATATTATCATGGCAAAAACACTCGACGAAATCCGTGCAAAATTACAAGCATTGGAAAACCGTAGACTCCCAGGCAATTTTACAGGTGGTGATAAGGCAACTTATGCACACTGGAATATGCCAGAAGGCACAAGCTCTATTCAGAGATTTCTCCCAGACGCAAACCAGGACAACACATTTTTCTGGGTAGAACGTCAAGTCATTAAACTCCCTTTCCCAGGCATTAAAGGTCAAGACGAAAACAAACCAGTTATCGTACAAGTTCCTTGCGTTGAAATGTGGGATGGTCCGAAGACCTGCCCTATTTTGAATGAAGTTCGCCCATGGTGGAAAGATAAAACGTTAGAAGAAACAGCACGCAAATATTGGTGCAAGCGTACCTATTTCATGCAAGGATTTGTTAAACAAGATTCATTGAATGAAGTAGAAAAACCAGAAAATCCAATCCGTAAATTTATTATCGGACCACAAATTTTTGCACTTATCAAGGCAGCTCTTTTAGATCCAGAAATGGGACCACACAGCCCAGTTGATTATATCAACGGTGTTGACTTCATTATTTCGAAGACAAGCAAAGGCGGATTTGCTGACTATGGTACATCCAAGTGGGCACGTAAAGAATCTAGCATCACAGAAGAAATGCAAGAAGCAATCAACAAGTATGGTTTAGTTGATCTTGCAACATATCTTCCAAAGCGTCCAACGGCAGAACAATTGGCAATCATTTTTGAAATGTTCCAAGATTCAGTTGATGGTGAATTGTATGATCCAGAGCGTTTCAGCCAACATTACAAGCCATTTGGCTTTGATGCAGGCGATGATGCAGACGGTGGTGAGCGTCAACGTATTTCACGTTCTGCTCCAGCAACTCGTGCTCAAGTTCAAACAACTGCACCAGCAAAAACTATTGTGCCTATTGTTGAAACACCAGACGATGATACACCACCGTTTGATGTAGATCCTCCGACAGAATTAGTAACAGAAACTGTTAAGACAGAAGCGAAGGCTGAAAAGTCTCCACAAGAGATTTTAGCTATGTTGCGTAATCGAAACAAGTAATTTGTAAAAACGGGGTGGCTAAATACCACCCCTACTAACTTCTAAGGAGAACCTATGGCAAAGCCATTCGATATTGCGAAATTTCGCAAGTCATTAACTAAAAACATCACAGGAATTTCCACAGGCTTTAATGATCCGGACACATGGATCAGTACAGGTTCCTATGGATTGAATTATCTTATTAGTGGAAGCTTTTATCGTGGCATTCCAATGGGTAAGGTAACAGTATTTGCAGGAGAACCCGGAGCCGGCAAATCATATATCGTATCCGGAAACATTGCTAAAGCAGCTCAAGATCAAGATATTTTTGTTGTTATGATTGACACAGAAAATGCGCTTGATGAGAAATGGTTAAAGAACCTTGATGTAGACACAAGTGAAGAAAAGATGTTGCGTATTAGCGCATCTATGATTGACGAAGTAGCGAAAATTGTTCATGATTTTGTTACAGCCTACAAGGCTGATTACATTGATCTACCAAGAGAGTCTCGTCCTAAAATTCTATTTGTTATTGATTCAATTGGTATGTTGTTAACACCGACAGACATTAATCAGTTCCAAGCAGGAGATATGAAGGGAGATATGGGCCGAAAAGCAAAGCAATTGAAGTCATTTGTGACAAATTGCGTAAATATGTTTGGAGATTTAAACATAGGAATGGCGGTTACAAACCATACATATGCCAGTCAAGATATGTTTGATCCAGATGATAAGATTTCCGGAGGTTCAGGTTTTATGTTCGCTTCGAGTATTATCGTAGCAATGAAAAAATATAAACTGAAGGAAGACGAAGAAGGAAATAAAATCGCTGAGGTCAGGGGTATCAAAGCAACCTGCAAGGTTGTAAAGACAAGATATGCTAAACCTTTTGAATCAATTAAGATTGATATTCCTTGGGAGTCTGGAATGAATCCGATAAGTGGTTTATTTGATTTATTCTTAAAATCAGGAGTCTTAGTTCAGGATGGTAAGCGTTATGCTTATACTTCTAAGAGAACAGGTGAAGTCATTAAGTTATTTAGAAAAGAATGGCAAACCGATGAAGAAAGAATGAGGGTGATTATGGATGAATTTACCGATCATGATTTTAAGGTAGTCATTCCTGATACACCTGAAGAAGGTATTGAAATCAAAGTTGTTGAAGAGGTTTAAATGGTAAACGATAATCACGAATTATTATTAGAATTGTGGTCCAGGATTAAATCACACGTGGCCCCAAAAGAACGGTTAGAAGTGGCTGATATACTTGTTGTTGTATTCGACGAGTTCGGTTTAGTTGAAGATGATCTTTTAAATGAAGATCTTGACAAAGAAATGCGGGCAGCAGCAAGAAGCCATCTATCCGATGATGTGTATGAAGAAGATTATGATTATGAGGATGACAATGACCGCTAATGAATCAGGAGAGCTATTACTCGAAACAATTAAGAGCAAGGATGCTTTGAAGTCCTATACGCAAGTCCAGCAGTTTAAAGAGAAAATGAAAGATGTGACTGTGGGTACTGACTACGTAGTTTGGATTTCAGAGCCAGTCAATTTGACCAAGGTACATCAGGCCTTGGCAGAAGACCTAAGTGTCCCTCCGCGAGCTCTAGCAATTAAGAGAGTATTGAGAACCAGGACTCAGAAAGCAATGTTATTGATACAAGCAATGGAAGGTGCTATTAAGAGAGTTCATAATCTTGATGGTATTAAATAAAAGAATATCTTCAAGAGGAGTGTATATCGGACGTCCAAGCAAGTGGGGAAACCCATTTGTAATTGGGCCCGATGGTACTCGTGAAGATGTGGTTAAAAAATTTGAAGAATATTTGATGTTAAATCCTAAACTTATGGAAGCAGCTAAACAAGAACTTAAAGGTAAAGACCTTGTTTGTTTCTGTGCGCCATTATCTTGTCATGGTGATGTTTTATCACGAATTGCGAATGAATAATGTCGAGCTGGTATTACAAAGTTACTGCGGATCTATCAAATGTTCCAGCATTCATAGTTTATTTTGAGGGTGAACTCGATACAGCACGAAAAGAATTATCGCTCAAAGGTAAATCATTAGAAAAGCACGCGGCTGAACTTCCCGGATTGGTAGAACAAAGATTTGCTCAATTGCAAGAAATTGAAGCTGTTCTTGAATATTTAAATATAGATCTCCGCAAAAAGAGATCTGCGGAATTTAAAAAGTTTCTTGAAGCCTATAATAAAACGTTGAGTTCTCGTGATGCGG